GAATGGTGGGTAGATTGTTTTCACAAAATGCCCAGTTGTCCTAACTGGCCGTTGAGATTCAAGCCGACAAACAAATATTAGAGCTTCGTTTGGCACAAATGCAAGCCGAGATTTTACGTTTGGAGGCTGAAACGAAATTGCTAAGGGAAAAACTGGACAGTCGTTAATACCGCTATGCACATGCAATCCCCCCAAATTTTTAAATCTACTTGGACAACCGAAATCACATTGGTGGTTATTGGTTTTATTTTGATGGTTAACGGGTGTCGTACCAACCGCAAATGTTATATAGTGGGAAGAACCTATCTAAAATAATGATTATCAATGACTTAAATAATCGTATATATCCTAGTATCCGAGCTTTCGGGATATGTTGCTTAGCTCATGACGTAGCCTATCAGGGAAATATTCCGCTATCCTATCTGCCACGGCCTGTTTGATTGAATCCCTGTTCGATGCAGCTGCGGTGGATAGCGATGATAATCGGCTAAGCCTATCCGTTTTATCTGGCTTGAATTTACTCACATAGCGGCCCCGAGATTTAACCGCTGGTACTGATTTCCCATCTGCTGCCTTTACGGGTTGACCGGGCATAATGACTGTATTTTTTATTTTCTCGGTTTTGCCTTTTTTGATAGTCACGGTCACATCATCACCGACCTGTTTAGGCTTGAACACACCTATGGGCGTGGGGTATGCCTTGATACTTATCCCAGCGGTCATGTTGTTGCCCCTCGTTGGAACGATTAGGCTAGTCTTTAGCACATGCGAGCTGGGGAAATTATACTGTGCCCTGATTGATTTATTGAGCCGTGTACGTGCCGTGTTTTCAGTTCTATTAAGTGCCCTGATTGTTGCAGTCCTCAGCTCATACCGAGTTAAGTGGGTAAACTCTGCATGTATATCTCTGGCAGCATCTCTTGTATTTACATTTATTTCTATCATATCGGGTGTAATTTACCCACAAATATAGGCTATTTTAGCCCAAAAAGCCAAAAAATAATATAATATGTTGATAATCAGCTATCTGTATAATATACAAGATGTTTTAAAAACAACAATACAAAACACTGTAAATCAATGGTTTATGTATATGTAAATCTATAATTTACTTAACTTGTTGATTATCAGCGGTTTGTATTGTGGCGAACAAACGAAAATACTTGAGCCTGTAAATCAATGAGTTACAAAATATACAAAATTTTTTGTTTTAATAAGAAGAATATAAAACGCTGATAATCAACTATATATATAAATAAGTATTAAAATATATAAAAATACGTACACGCCTATACGCGCGCGCATGTACACGTGTACGTATACGCGCATGTGCACGCGCAGACGCATGAGTGTTCGCGCAAAACTGCAACAATGTAACGCACTGATAATCAGGGCCAAGTATTTTGGCGTGTTTGCCATATATAAAAATCTATATATGTTTTTAGGGGTTGCTAGGGTGGTAGGGTGGTGGTTGGGGTAAAAATGCACGGTGGCTGACGTGTGGGATGCGGGGCGGCCAATGTGCCCAAAAACAAAAAAACCGCCGTGGTAAGTGGCGGTTTTTGATGGTTGGATGTGGGGTGTTATGTTGGTCGGCGCTCGGTGGTGGTTTCCGTGGTGGTTATCCGTGCTGGGTTGACGTATAAACGCCAGTAACGCTCGGCCTCAAGTTGGGCGGCTTTGAGATATGGGTAAGATGCTGAAGTTGTATCTTTAGTCTTAAAATAAAACCGACCACTGCTCAATTTATGCACCGTTACACCTTCAACCGTATCATTATCCCATTGGTTTGGAATATCCGTTCGTTTTGCCCATTCCCATTTCGGTTCAAAATCGGCGGCGGCGGTTGGTTCGGTTGGTTTGCAGCGGGCTAGGTATTTCGTAGCCCATTCTTGGACATCTGTATATCCAGAGTTGATATAGTATTTTAATGTAAAAAGAACTAATTTACCCGCAATATCCCTCACCGCATCCCCCTCATTAAAATCGCTCACATTGCGCCATTCAAACTTATCCAATTCCTGTATCGGCTCAACGGCTGTTTTGTCAACCACGGGCAAATTTTCGGGGGTTGCGGGCGTGTTTTCGGTGGGGGTTTCTGGCCAGCGTTCCTCAAATATGCCTGTATGCCAGTTGGCCGCTTTTAGGCAGTCTAATGGTACCATACCTTTGGCGGCTTGCGCAAGGTATGCAGCGGTCCAAAATTCTTTTGGTGTCATGTCGTGACGGGTTTTAATAGGTTAATCAATAATATTCACTTTAATAGCTTCCAACGCCAACGGCGCATTGATGAAGTCATACGCACCACCGCATCGCTTTTTAGCGATGGTGAGAGCCGCAGCATAGCACAAGTTCAAAGGATCTGTTTGCGGCGCTCCCGGCATGAGCAATGACCAATCTATACAATCCACGTGAAACGCTGGTTTGAGGATATCACGCGGGTATCGCTCAACGCTGGGAACTGCTGACCGCGGTATAAACTCCTGGGCCGCATAATTCGTGCCCTCATGCGCTACAAAATCGGAGCGCAACACGGCAACACGTTTGCCGCTAAATACGCCCACAATGCAGCGCGCATAGTGGTGCTTTGAGGTATCGAAACAACTGATAATAAACTCGGGTTGCTCTTTGAGCGTGGATTCCCACCGTGTAACGGTGCGGGTTTGTTGCTGGGGTACGTGGTTATCAATCATGCGACTGGTGTGTGTTTGGTTGGTTTGAAAATGGGTTTGGTTGGCGGTAAAGCGATACCGAGTTAATGATGATTACAATTAGGCCAATAATAGCCATAATTAGTAATGCGTTGAATGCTTTTTCCATCGTTGGATTTTGTATGTGATGAAATGGGGTGTGTGGGGTTGTGGGCGGGGCCGGTAGGCCGCCGTTGGCTAATCCTTGCCTAAAATGTAAAGGATTATGGCCACGGCCGCAGCAAATGCGAGTGCTTGTTCTGGTGTCATGTTTTCGTGGTGGCAGGGTGGTGGTAATAATAAGGGCGGTTTATGGCCGCCCTGGTTGGGGTTTATTTTTAGTTTTTGATTTCGGTGCCGTGTTTCATCCAACCATCACCGCCGTGAACAAACTGGCGGCCATCTTTCATTACGATGGTGTCCGTTTCACCGTTGATATTTAAGCCACAATATTCAAGGCTGTAAGAAATCATCTGAAATCCAATGATGCCCTTTTTCAAGTCTTTTTTATCTGGTGTGGCTACAAATGCGTGCTTAGTAATTTGAAAAGATTTCATGTTCGTATCAGTTTAATTGTGCTTTGTTGTTGTTGACGGTGTAAAGATAAGGACAATTTTGTAATACAAAAACTTTTTGTAATTTATTTTTCACTTTTAGTAAAAAAAATTCCGCTCAACATTTCTGCTAAGCGGAACACAACTATGGGGTTAAATTTTGAGGGTCGGCGAACTCGGGGTTATGGTCGGCGGGCAGCTGGTCAGCGTCGGCTGCTGGTCAAGGTCGGCGGGCTCATGCCCCACGATTACGCCGCAATTCGATTATCTTTATCACCAGGTGCGCCAGTAGTGCCAGCGCAATAATAACGATGGCCACGCCAGCCGTGGCGCTTGCTGGTGTTGATGTGGTGGTGTCGTGTATTTGGTTTTGCTTCGTTGTCACCCGGTCCATATTTCCAATGACTGGTATATCTTTTAGGATTGAAGTCATGGACACGTGGCGCGTATCCGGATCGTAATTAATAATCAACTTTTGGCGGTGGTTTTCGATTACCGTGCGCCCGGCTCTAATGATGGTATCTTTGAAAATGGTATCAGCCTTGATAATTGTGTCGATGGTGAATACCTCTCTAATTGTCGTAAAAGAGGTATCTACCATCGAGCGGATAACCTTAATTTTATCATCTGCGTACGCAACCGTGTTTCGGTTGATACGACACCCGTTAACCATTAAAATAAAACCAATAACCACCAATGTGATTTCGGTTGTCCAAGTAGATTTAAAAATTTGGGGGGATTGCATGTGGCGCATGGTATTAACGATTGTCCAGTTTTTCCCTTAGCAATTTCGTTTCAGCCTCCAAACGTAATATCTCGGCTTGCATTTGTGCCAAACGAAGCTCCAATATTTGTTTGTCGGCTTGAATCTCAACGGCCAGTTTGGATAACTGGGCATTTTGTGAATACCAGCTACCCACCATTACCACCAATACGGACGCTACTGTAAAGAGGTCCTTGATGGTAATGCGCAAGCGGTTTGCCTCTACCGTGGCGTTTTGCTGGTTATCCATGTGTAAAAATTTGGTTATCCCTGCAAAGGTAATGAAATTGCGGATAATTGCAGGGGTGTATTTTGGCGGTGGTCAGTGGTGTTGTGGGACGTGCGTTCGTGGCGGCGGTTCACAACTCACTTGGCACATCAACTTCAATCCACCGTGCCCGGGGCACACCGTTTGCGCTGCCTAACCGGTTGGGTATCTGATGCCGTCTAAAATAATCGTTTTGATACGCGGCCGTATCGCTCACGTGCGTAGTGTCTGGCCGACATAACCACTCTGGTATTGTTGATGTGCCAACGTTGATGCAGGGCACAAAAAAACGCGCCCCACCGTCATTGATGGGGGCGTTGATATGGAGTGGAATAAGTATGAGGATGGTGATTATTCGCATGGTGTTGTCGGATGTAGCCCCTCGATAATCGAAATCAACTCGGGCATGGTTTTGTACTGTTTGGCCTTGATAGCTTGGATTACCTGTTGGCGGCAATCCTCAAAACCAGGGGATTCGATAGCGGGGAATTTGCCAGTAATAACGTCGGTATTAATACGGAGTACGCCAGTGTTGTCTAAATCGACTGGCTCGGTTGAATCGGTGATTGGCTCGGATTCACGAATTACCCTGCCTATAACTTGCGCCTGATATGGCTTTAACTTCGATTCAGTCGGCACATCCACACACCCCGCTGCCGGTGGTACTTCATCATCAGGCTCAACGGTGGGTGCGTCGATGTTGGCAACGTCAAACAATAAATTAAACTCACCATCGGTCATATCTCTAATTTGTTCAACTGTAAAAACAACACCGTTAAGGTGATATTTATCCCTTTGCAGGTATGCGTCTGCATCAAACAATCGTTGCGTTCGTTCGTTAAATTTCTCCAACTCTGCACGCTCGGCGGCCTCAAGTCGTTTTTTTTCAGCGGCACGTTCTTTTTCAGCGGCTTCAATTTCGGTTCTTTTAGCCTCAATCGGGGCGCGGATTGCTTCGATTGATTTTATCAAATCATCGCATCGAGTAACTAACTCGGCGGTCAGGTTTTTGGTAAACTGTTTGAATGTTTCGATGTTTTTGTTTACCGATGTTTTGAGTTTTTTCAACTCTTTATCAGCGTCGGCCAGTTTAGTGCGGTTTTTTGGTACATTAAAATCTAACGTGGTTACATCGGCGTAATTGCGGGAAATGATTTCCAGTTGCGCTACCGTGGGCGCAAGTTCAGCGGCCAGGATGTCGGCGGCGCTGGTTACGGTTAGTTCGGTTGTTGGTTGGTCGGTGCCGTGAGTATCGGCGGTGGTTTGATTTTCCATCGTGTGTTGGTGGTTATTTGGTTGAAAATACGGCCATGTAAAGGATTCCTATTTGGGCATCTGTCAGGCCAATTACGGGGTGGCCAGCGTTGGCCAGTGCGGTGCGCATTTGTTCAGTAGTCATGCGGTTATTTGGTTTTAAACCCCCGCCACGGTTACAGCGTAAAGGCCAATTTTATTTTAGCAATATAATCTTGCGCCTGTGGCGTATTGCCATATTTATTTAATATAGCTTCGATGCACTCGCTTTCATTGCCAATAAAGCATCCAAGCGAAATTACACGGCCTTTGGTTTTGTGGTTATAGGCCGCAATGGTTCTATTTAAATTGCCGCAATTATGGATTGCATTAGTCAGCCCCGTGCAGTCTTCAAGGTCAAGCGTGTTGCCCACGGTAAGCCCGTCGGGCAGGGTGGTCAAGCAAGTGCAGCCGCTAAGGTCAAGCCAGCCGCCCACGGTAAGCCCGTCGGGCAGGGTGGTCAAGCCTGTGCAGCCGCTAAGGTCAAGCCAGCCGCCCACGGTAAGCCCGTCAGGCAGGGTGGTCAAGCCTGTGCAGCCGCTAAGGTAAAGCGAGCCGCCCACGGTAAGCCCGTCGGGCAGGGTGGTCAAGCAAGTGCAGCCGCTAAGGTCAAGCCAGCCGCCCACGGTAAGCCCGTCGGGCAGGGTGGTCAGCCCCGTGCAGCCTGTAAGGTTAAGCCAGCCGCTAAAATTTGCGCCGTGTTCTTTTACGTGCGCTAAAAATTCTGTTGAACCGTGAAATCTCATAATGGTATGTTGTAAATTGGTTAATAATTCGTGCGTTACAGCCGCACCCCTGTTGGGGTGGGGTTAGTTAAGAATTTTAGCCGCCCAATTTTCAGCTTTTTTGATGCTTGCAAAATCTTTGGCTTGTATTACGTCTTGTTCGCCGTTGTAAATCTGAACGTGTATGGCTCTAATTGTACCCGTTGCGCTTGTGCTGATGTTTACCGCTTTTGTTCCAGTTAAATTTGTAATTACTTTCATGTCCTATCGTGTTTGGTTATTTGATAGCGTAAAGATATACCCTATTTTTGTAATACAAAAACTTTTACTGATTTATTTTTCATTTTCAATCAAAAAAATTACTTCCCATTATCCCAACGGGCACCCCAACGGCCTGTGTAACCACACTGGCAAATGATTTTCGGCCACGTTTTGCGCCTTTAATCCTCGACAACACATCCCCGTAACCCTTTGCCCAGGGCGTATCTTTTAGTAAATCTTTTATCCACGGGTGTTGAATGGAAATCCAGATATGAGCATCCAGATAATCGGCCTTTATGCCAAACCGTGCGAGCCTGTCACGTGCTGCCGGTGACGTAATTAAACTATCTGCAAATACCTGGCTATCTATGGCCGTGCCAATGAGCTCGCCAATCGTGCGCTCAACAACGGATTGACTTTCACCAACCACATCATCGACGCGTACAATCTTAGCGGTGATGTGTTGCCAGAGTGCCACCTCATCGCGCTCCTGGCTAACTGCAACGGCATCGCTCATATCTTGCGAGCGTATCCATTTTTCGGCAGCCTCAATGGTAATTTCCTTTGATGATACGACCGAGTATGCACCAGCGAGTAATGTGCCCACCTGGTCCCCCGCGCGTTGGCGGCCCAAGACGTTGGCGGCGGCGGCGCGGAATACGTCGATGTTTTTCAAAATGGTAGGCAATATCGAAACGGTACGGGCACGCATACCAGCGCACCAATCATCGGTTACAACGTCGGCCCACATTTGTTGGAGCTTGGTCCATCGCTGTTTCTTTTGTGCGGGGTCATGTAGTTCTATCATATTCAATACCGTTACCCGGCTAATATCGGACTTTTGTTCAAGCCCAACGGCTATGGATGCAAATGCAAACATTGAGCGGATTTGGTATTCCTTGAGCTCGCCAGTACCCGAGCCACGGCCACCGGTGCCGCCGTCCTGTGAAGATGAACCGCGGACCACCTCCAATACTTCCTGTACCCGGTTTGCAGCGTTGCGCGTCGTTCCCTCCATTTCATCAATAACGATGGGTAAGGCATCCGAGCGCAATTTTTGACGGATATACGACGCGGTAATATCCTGCATGGCGTGGCCGATGTTTCCCAGTAATGGCCGGGCAACTTCTTTTAGTAGCCACGATTTACCAGTACCCGCGCCACCGGTCAGCCATACATGTGGCCGCCAGCGTAGCGCACCACATACAGGTGCAAGTACTATCCATCCGGCCAGCAAGTACGGGTTGATTTCACGCTCCCAGTTAGCCAGTTTCAAAAGCTCCAACAACTTAGCTGAATCCGGGTTACCCAGCGGCTTGGCGGCCAAAAACTCCAAAGGCGCGCCAGCTTCATACACGTAACTAGATTTGAAGTTTTCGAGAGGTACAATGTGGTTATCCTTGATGATGTAGTTGCCAGCGTGTATGATTGTGCCACCAGCCTCACGCCAGGCACCGCGGCCCCGAACATGGTCCGGGCTAAAGATGCCGATGGCGTTTTGTTTATTGATTATCCAGTCCAGTACCATATCGGTGTTCACGCCGCGTTTACCCTCAAAGTTATCCAACCAAAAGCTAAGCGGTGCCAGCTGTAGTAGTGCGGGGATTGATGATAAACCCGCGGCCTTAGCACTTACCAGCGTGTTTGAGCGTTTAGAGAAAAATATAAACGTTTGGCTGGTTTCAGATTTCACAAATCCCATAAAGCGGAACCAGAGTTCATATTCCTCTTTTGGTTGATCATCGATGTATGGTGGTGCATCATCGGATGCTGGTCCGGGCGCACCTTTCACGGCGTTTGATTTCACTGCGGGCACTCCCGACGATTTCACCGCGGGTAACTTCACGTTGTCCGGCAGCTCGTCAAGTGGTTGCAACTCAACCGGCTCCGGCGGTACCGGAACGGGTGTGTATTGCCACTTACCTTTATCATCGGGACCAAAGATATATTCATACGGTTTGCCAGGCTTGCGCTCACCAACCTGGTTAAACTTCCATTGTGTTTCATTGTAGTTTGGCGGTATGTTAGCCACCATCAGCGAGCCGATATATTTTGATAGTTCACCCGGTGCCCACTCTTTGTCCGCTGCATCCCATCCCTTTAGCAACGTGTGATTCAACGGTACTATCCAATACTTTGCAGCCTTGGATATGTACCTGATGTGTAACATGGCGGCTAGCCCCTCAATGTCATTGTCTGGCCACTGTATGACGTTGCGCCCATTTAGGCAGCTCCAATCAGTCAGGTGTACGGCCTTACCGCCGCCCATCGACGTGATACAGATTGATTTGTTCGGGTCGAGCTGGGCGTTTACCGCATCGCATGTTTTCTCACCCTCAACAACGATAATATTACTCGTGGCGTACTTGTTTATCAAGTGGGCATTGTACGGCGTGCGTGGCGCGTCTGGTGCGTTCCACTGCCATAAGTTTTTACCGTTAATGTAAAACATGTAATAGGGTAAAACATCCTTTGTACCGTCGGCGTGGTCAAACCTGCACGCGTAGCCCTCCAATTCACCTTTTGATGTGTAGTATGTCCAAATTTGCGACGGTACGCCATACTTCAGGTGTTTGATTTTCTTTGGAGTATAAGTAGCCGGGCGCACTTGTGTTGCCTCAACTTGTTTTGGTTGCGGTGGTGGCGGTGGCAACTCCGAGTAATTCGTTTCGATTAATTGAACCGCCTCAACATTGGAGATATTTTTGTAACGAGATACGAAGTCAATCCAGTCACCTTTGGCGGCGCAAACAGGACAATAAAATATCTGTTTTTTTGGTACCACCGTCATTGATGGGTGCGTGTCATTGTGAAATGGACAGTTAGTTACCCATTCATTTCGCTTTGGATGCAGGGTCAGGAACTTGGCCAGCACGCCTGCGATGTCGTGCCGCTCTTTAGCCTCTTTCATGTTCATCGTGTTGTGTATAAGAGGTTGAAAATAGTACCGCCGTGGTGTTGTAAATTCACGGCGGTACTTATGTGTTGCGTTGGTACTGGTGGGGCGTTGGTTGGCTATGGGCGCCAGCTGTTGATGTAGTTAACCGTATCGTCTGGCGTGTGCGAAAATAATCCGATGCCGCCCGATTTTTGCAGTTGGTTGACAAAGTTTATTTGTTCATCGGTTCGTTTTGATTTCGCCGTGGCCTTGACTTCAACGGCTGTAAACACGGCTACCTTTTGGCCTACCATGTCAGCGGTAATTTCAACCGTTGTCCAACCAATCAGGTCTGAGCTGCCTTTGGTTAGGCCCGCGTGTAATGGGCGGGGATTTAGCAGGGTAATTGAGTTACCTGATCGTTGGGATATTTGCCCAGTCCAAGCCATTGCAACGTTGTTTCGGAACAAGCGGACATTCGAAAGTTTGCCCACCGCTAGTTGGATAAGGGATTGGATTTTATTTTCCATCGGTGGGTGGTATTGGTCGGCGTGATTTGCGTTTTGGATTGTCGGCTGGCTCGGGGGCTGCCTCGGTTGTTTCGGGGTTTGGCGCGTCAACATACACACGCTTGCGATTTGAGCATCCGTTTTCATCGCAATAATTCATACCGCATGGTTCGGCGCACTCTGTTGTATCTGGTGCATTATTTTCCACGGCGGCGGCTGTATCATCGGCGTTAGCATCCAATACCAACTCCTCACCATTTAGCACAACGGAATCCTCAACGGTTGGCGGTGTCCACGGCTCGGGGAGTGGTTGCCATGTGTCATTTGATTCTGCATTGTAATGCTCATAAATAGCAATCCAGTAATCCTCGCCTTGAGGGCTATCTCCCCAGTCAAATGCAGCCGATAACGCATTAACCATACTGAACGATGGCATATTAATCCATCCCTGTCTTTCAAACTCATTCAATGCTTGCGTCCTGTACGGCTCTGGCATCTCACTAAGCCATTTGCTGATTTTTTTACCCGTGCCAGCGGTGGTATCCACCACGCCCACACCATCCAAACTATCATCCATTTCCTGTTTCAAATCCGCTTCGTTTGGCTCTGGTAATGCCACCGCCGTTGGTGGATTGATATAGGCTTCGATTTCGGCTACCCTTGCGCCAAAATCACCGCCCAAATCATCAATCAACTTTCTGTTTTCAGTGGCTTTATTCAACGCCGACTGCGACGTATAATCGGTGGCTCGGTAAAGGTGTCGCAAACTGCGGTCACCAAAGTAATTGTAAGCGTTTAGTACTAGACTTGCAAACGCTGCAATAATCGCAATAATCAATAAAAATGTGTCCATGTCTTAAAAGTAATTGGTTAATAATTTGATTATACCGCGTGTGCGGTCACTTTGATATGCGGTCTGGGACGGAATCGAACCGCCAACCCTCCGATTCCACGTCGGAACTATCTACCATTGGATATACCAGACCAAATTAAAAAACGGGCCTCACGCCACACACGGCAACTATCTGGCATACCGCCGCTAATGTGTGTTGGTGTTTTGTTCTACTTAACAGGCAACTCCCGACCTCGGGCCGCTGCGAACTCTTTACACGCACGGCGTATCACCTGCGAGTAGGTTTCGCCATCGTTTGCAAGCCGCATCATGGCGGTTTTAAAATCGGTTGAGAACCTGACCGATGCACCCGGCGGGTACTTTTTCGGGTCGTATGTTTTTTTGCTCGGATTCATTAGCTGGGTAAATTTCTGCGCCCGTTTTCGTAAATCCCCCAGCCACGTTAGCGGCCAGGGGAATACTTACAACAAACACGATTAGAAAACTGCATCTTTGGCAACGGGGGTCGAACCCGCATCTCCAGTGCCTTAGAAATAAAATGCTGCACTGGCGCACTACCCTTATGCTATGCCTTAGTTGCGGGGAACGGACTCGAACCGCTGACCTTTGGGATATGAACCCAACGCGCTACCAACTGCGCTACCCCGCGGTAAAGAACCGCCGCCCAAAAGTCACGAAACAAGCGAGCGGCGGCGCAAACAAGAAAACGACTGACAAACAAACATCAATTAACGACTGAAATCAATTGACATCAACACCCTGACTTTTCAGGCTGTGGCGGTGGATATACCCGCCATGCTGTTTTGGATTACAAAAGTAAGCCTATTATTTGTATTACAAAATATTTGCGTAAAATTTTGTAATTATTTTTCAGTGGCTGTTTGGCGGTGCTCCACCAGATACCCCCAATAAAACGCCCGCCGTAATTGTTCGGTATCCATTGTAAGTGTAATGTCCTTTTTCGGCTCGGAATTTAAATACTTAAATGTGTAGGTAATTTTATCCGAGCCGCGGATTTTACCCACGGCGGTACACTCAACGATGGTGCCATCGTTTACAAATAGTAATTTGGTATTTGGGAATATCTCGGTGGGCTTCATAACTACTCCCAGTAAGTACCCGCGGGCGTTTCAATGGGGCGGCGGCCCTCCATAATCATGTCGGCCATTGTCTTACCCGTGCTTTTCATCATGTGGCGTTGGCGGTACACCCGCCGTATATCTTTGGTCAATCCCTTGCGCCCACGGGTACCCGCAATGTAGCAATCAGCAACGGTAGCGGTGGCCATGTCAACGGCCTCGCAAATAATTGATTTGCCCTCTGGTACACTGCCATGCGCCTGTATCCATAATCCCTTTGGTAATCGGTAAGTCTTACCGTTTAGTTTAATTTTCCAAACGCCCTGTGGACTTACCCAACGTTCACCATCAACTCGATCAAGTTGAAGTTTACGGCCAAGGATTTCAGTGTACGCCCTTACCGTTGATACAGGTGCATCAAGGTGCGCCGCCATGTCACTGATTGACACTTTACCCATATTATCAGCCAGGTATTTAATATCAGCACGTGACCAGGTACGATACGGCTTATCCTTTTTTAACCATCGCTGATGGTGTGCCACGTTTTTAATGGCAGATGGTTTTACCCCAACCAATGCAGCCAGATTTGATATTAGCATGGTGTGGTATAGGTTTTGTATATCAGGGTAGTTGATTATTTGTTCCATGATGGGGCTTGTGCGGACGTAGACTCCTTTGGGCATAATGGTTTGGTAGTTAGTAGGTGGATAGTAGCGTTGTAATTTTTTGACTGGTTAAGTCTGTCCTGTTTCATGGCTTCAACCTCGGCCATGAGTGCGGGCAGGTCGGCGGGTGTCAGGTTGTAGGCGTTCATTTAGAAATCGAGTTTAAGTTGAAGTTTAGCAGCATCGAGCGAACGGAGGTAGTTAAGCGCATCTTTGTAGTACTCATTATTGAGCTCTACACCACGACCACGGCGGCCCATCTTTACGGCCATAAATGGAACTGTACCGATGCCGCCAAATGGGTCATATACAAGCTCGCCCTTGTTGGACCAACGTTCGATACAGCGCTCAACAATATCTAATTGCAGCGGGCAAACGTGGGCCTCACGCTTACGGTTTACCTGGTTTAAATTCAGCGTTCGCATACGCAAAACATCATTCCATACCCATTCTTGTTGTGCCTCGGATAACGGTGGATTCAACAACGCATATTTTTTAGGCAACTTACCTTTGTCGTTCAATGCTTCAGCTATTTCCACGTGTTGCGAAAATGAGTATCCGTTATCGTTGAAGTGCTTAGTAACGGCTTTTTTGATGTGGCTTAAACCGTGCGGCGCATCGGCCATTTTAAGCAGCTGTGCGATTGGTAGCAAGGTTTTACCACTTGAACGCCAAACAGCATCGGCATCTAGTTGCCAGCGTCCTAGTCCGTATTCATCGCGGCTTTTAGTAACTGGTTCATCTGCATACGCCTTTGATTTATCTGATTGTGGTTTGCGGAAAATCAAAAGGAACTCCGGAGAACCTACACCCATTTTAGTACCATCCTTTACCATCTCACCATAAGTCAGGCGGTACGTTTGGTTATTCTCGGCCACAACGTCGGTTGGAATGACTACCATTCCCATATATTCCCAACCGTGTTGCATAAATGCAAACATGGTTTTTGCATGGAACGGGTTAACAGTTGAAAATCCTGTACCGGTCTGCGAGCCGTAAAAAATACGGTCTTTTGTATGGATACAAGCAATACGCCCCGGCTTTGTCATGCGTAGCAGTTCGGGTATCAAATAATCCATTTGGGCAAAGAAATGATTATCATTATTCGTGTGCCCAAAATCTAAGTATGACGGCGTGTATTCGTAATGGTTGGAAAATGGTATCGAGGTGACAATCAAATCAACGGAATCATCCGCAATATGTTTAGCCTCGGCCACCGTGTCATTGTTGGAATAAATCCAATTTTCGTCCGATTCTGTTAATCGCTCAACGGTCATGGCACGGCTCATATTTTTAACCATGTTCAGCTGGTTTAAACCGTGCTCACTTACAATCTGGCGCATGGTCAATTGCAGTTCTTCATGTCGTTGCCATTTGGCTTTTAATTCATTCACGACGGAACGCTCAACCTCTGTATGTATAATGTGGATTTCCACCTGTTTGGTTTGCAAAAATCGGTGGGTACGGTGTATGGCCTGTATAAAGTCATTGAAGTCGTAATTGATACCCAAGAATAGATTTTTATGGCAATGACGCTGAAAGTTACAGCCGCTGCCGGATAGTTCTGGTTTAGTATTTAAGATTTTGATTTTGCCATTTGAAAAATCCATGATACGCTGTTCGCGTGTTTCGAGGTCAAGCGAGCCGTAAACAGATAATGATTCTGGGAACATTTTTTCAAGTGCGCTGCGCTCGGCTTCGAGGTGGTGCCAAATCAGCCAGTTATCATCTTCGCCGTCGTTTGATATGATTTGTTTGGCCTTTACCAAACGTTCGGGTAAGCTCTCGCGTTTTTCCTGTGCTGATTGAATAATCCCCATTGCCTCGGTTGCCATAAGGTACAACTGTCCATCATCATCAGCCTTTTGCTGTGCCTTAGTGTGGTCAGCTGGTAACTCATGCCAGATAACTTTCAACTCTGGTAAATCAAATCCTGTATCAGGGTACCCAAGGTCGCTCGGCTTGTAAATCATTACAGCCCATGAACATAACCAATACCAGAACTCACGCTCTTTGTGCGGGTGTATTTTGAGGTTGCCAGCCTTTTGGCTATCCCTTTTAAAGAATCTGGTTAATGCTTGGCCGCGGTCCATGATGCCTAAGTAGTGGGCATAATTCAACAGCTCCAAATATCGGTTTGGTGACGGTGTGGCCGTGAACACAAAACGGTATTTCACGTTTGAAATTTCACGGTTAAACATATCTGATGTATCAGAACAGATGGAGCGCAAAACAGATGCTTCGTCAAGTAGTACAACGGTAAATGCTTCGAGTTTAATCGAACCGTCACGCACTCGCTCGTAGTTGGTTATGATGTAGTCAGTACCACATACGTTTACTTCATCCATGTTGCGGCAATATTGGATATTTACACCCATTGCCGGGCCGTCCGATTGCGTGAACTCCTGACGCACCCCAAGCGGCGCAACAAATAACGCTTTACCGCCGTCGTGGATAATACATTGACGTGCGATTTCAATGCTCATGCGGGTTTTTCCTAGTCCAAACGATGCGAAGATACCACGGCGGCCACCTTTGACCGCCCACGTCACGATGTCGCGCTGGTGGGCATATAATGACGGGTGCAAATCGTTTGGGTTTACATCAAAGCCGAAGTATTCAGCCTTGACGATTTTTGAGCTGATAAGTTCCTGATAACTCATGTCGTGTGTTGTTGATAATGGATGATAGAATACTATTTAGCCAGCTTAGCCTTACGGGCCTTGAGGGTTTTATCTGTAAAGCCGTGGAACTCTTTTAACTCTTGTTCGTGTTTTTCGTTCCAGTTTTGCAATTCAAGTGCGTTCATTTGTTTTGCCTTAGCTTCGCACTTTGATTTCATTTGTTGTAGGAATGTTGCAGTGTCCATTGTGTGTCGTATTGATATGATGTAATTGATAACGGCACAAAAATACTACATTATTTGTAATACAAAAACTTTTAGGTAATTATTTTACAATTATTTTTTTTGGTTGTCGTTCGCTTGGCGGCAATCAATCCCACAACGCCAATGGGATGTACGAAAAAATATGCTCGATAACGTCAACTGTCCAGCCGTTGCCCGTCATTTTGTAAAGCTGGGTATCACTGATTTTAGATGATACCAACGTGTCGATGTGTTGCTCTGGCACTGTTTGCAGCCTCATGGCCTCACGGGGTGTTAGTCGGCGTAAACGGTGGCCGTGTTGGAATATGGTCATACCGTTGGCACGGTTTCCCTTGTGGCTATTTGATAGCAGGGCGCACCCCTTACCATCAACGCTCCTAAGATTTTTATAAATGTAGGCCATGCCGTTGGGGGCTTCGTTTAAAACGGTCATGTCAGAATGCAGGCCACCAGAATTACCGCCCGCTGTAAAACAGTTGGCTTTCTCCAACGGCTCGGGGTCGGTCAGCGGTTCGGGGTCGCTGATAATAAGGTCGGCTTTATCCCTGCATAACGCTGGGGCTATGCCGTCAACTGAATAAACTCTATCCTGTTGGTAGGGTTGTTTGCCACCGCTCGATTTATCATCGTTGAGTTGTATAACTTTGCGTTCGGTTAACGGCATCCCCTCCACTTCAAGTATTACACTATCTTTGTAAACGGTGGTAACGCATCCAGATTTCCCATCTTCACGCAATTCCAAATACTGCTGGGTTTCAAGTCCCGGCGTATCTACACGCTTACCGTTTTCGTAATGACGGCCAACAATTCGACCGCCCACCAGTTCTGTTGGCTCGGTCAGCAATCCACGGCTCGATTTATCATCGTTGAGTTGTATAACTTTGCGTTCGGTTAACTCGGATGATAATCCACGTCTAGTGCCTGTAATCCATTTGATATACTTATCCGACAAATAATACTTTTTCGGCACGTCTTTTTCTCTAATATCCCTGATGTATATGCCCATATCTTTTGGCTGTGGAATGATTGATTTTTGAGCGCCAAACAGGTCAACGGCAACCGTGCCGCCTATGTTGGCCCAATACAGCCTGTGGCGGTTCTGCGCTGACACCAGACGTGAATTAATCACCAGCGGTTCAACGCCCATGTAATCTGTAATTACCGCCTCGCTGGGTTTGTCCATGCGGACGTTTTCCAGCATAAACAATACGGATGGGTTTTCCTTTTTGACCTCGGATAAAATGCGGTGAAAGTCAAAGAACAATTTACTTCGAGGGTCGTCAAATTTCAAGTTCTTACCCGCAAAACTAAAGCCCTGGCATGGTGAACCGCCGACAACCATATCAATGCGCCCAACGTCAATAACGCCGCCCTCGTGGTATAGTTTACCAGCGTGGTATCTTACCTTTGTCACGTCACCTATTTGCACGGTGTCCGGGTGTGTAAGTTGCGCCGCTATTATTGCGGGTTTGTCAATTTCGGAACTGTAAATCTTGAACGGTCGGCCTAGCTTTTGCAGCGCCATTGCAGCGCATCCCATGCCGTTGAATAATGATAGTACTGTGATTGGTTTCATATCGTGTTGTGTTTGGTGGTGTAAATTACCCCCCCTGCTTATTCCGTTTCCTATTTTCGGCCCTGTATTTTTTATCATGGTTATTGTGGCATTTTTGGCACAACGCCCGCAAATTATCAGGGTCGTTGTTGTTGATGTCGTGGTCAAGGTGTGCGATGGTAAGCACGCAAATTGCATCGTATTCCTTGTAAAATGGCCCTACTTGATACTGGCTTAACGCTGATTTATACGTTTTCCCAACGTACCATATAGTTCTGGTATTGCGGGTATAAATCGCATAGTTAGGCATCTGGCAAAACTCGCATCTATTTTCAGCCCGCTCCAAAATTGCGGGCCTGATTTCGGTTTTCCAGTTGGCGGGGTATTTACGGTAATCTATTGGCATGGTGGTTGGTTTTGGTGTGTGTATTCGTTTCGGCTATCCTAAATCTCCATCTTCTTTTTCTGCCTGGAATCATAGATATGCTGTGCCCATTGCGGCTTGTACCCACGGGCCGCTGCAATGGCCTTTAGTTGGTCCAATGTCTTAGCCATGCCAACCTCTCGGTTTTTCTCTTTTTTCTCACGTAGCTGAGCAATCTGCGTATCTGATAACTGTTTGAGCTCCCCGTCATGGGTTTGGAGTTTCCGCTCCTTTACAGCGTTGACGTGGCCGCACTGTGGGCACTGCTTGAACTCCGATACTGCGTAGCATGACTCGCAAGTTATGAGCCGGATGTTTTTCTCACCGTCCTGTTTTTCACGTTTCTTTTTTTCGGCACCACCCTCCAATGTCCAATCCCTGTCCATGTCCGGGGTACCATGATTAAGTACAACACCGCTGGGTGTCATTTTACCGATATTGCCAACGTGGTCAAATATAACCGCGGCGGTTTTACCCGCAAACAGTCGCAAGGCTCGGCCCACCTGCTGAAGGAATAGCACCAGCGATTTAGTTGGCCTTAGCAGGATTGCACAACCAATAGCGGGAATGTCCGTTCCCTCGCTGATGATGTCGCAACTGGTAACCACTTGAACTGATCCCGTGGCCAATCCATTCAATATGCGCAATCGCTCTGTCGGCTCGGTTTTGCCGTCAACGGATTCCGCTCGATAACCAGCAACCCTGAATGCAGCGGCAACGCTGTTGGCATGGGCAACGTTCACGCAAAACACAACGCAGGGCACCCCTGGGCAAATCTTTGTATATTGTGCCACCGCGTCACCTGTGATGCTGGGCTTATTCATTGCAGCGGCTAGTTTACCCTTTGTGTAATCACCTGCCACCGTGCCCACGTCGGATAAGTCTATATCTGTTGGTGGTAGGTATATGATAGGCTTAACCAGACTACCCATGTCGATAAGTTCTCGTACCGTTGGGCCTAGGATTAAATCATCATATACCCCGCCGTGGTTAATACCTAAGCCTTTACCGTCGGCTCGCTGTGGTGTGGCCGTCAATCCTAATACCCGCGTGTTGTAGTAGGATAGGATTTTCATATACGTCGTGGCGTTCGTGTGGTGACACTCATCGACTATAATCAAATCGAATTTGCTAAACTCATGTAGCCTGTTAACCATCGTTTGCACCATTGCAATTTGGCATAGTGCCGCCTTGTTGCGTGGTGCCGTTGGTGCAATGATACCCGGGGTAACACCAAATAGATTTTCAAGTGTTGCCCGCCATTGTTTCACCAGCTCGACGCGGTGAACTAGTACCAGTATGCGATTATACCGGCCGTTACTTTGTTCTGTTTTGCGATGGTTTTCGATATGGCATAACTGCCCGTCACGGTCTTACCACCGCCCGTTGGTAGTTGGAGTACGGGCGCACGCTTGCCCCGCATGAACGACTGGCGTATGGCCTCGTATGCGGTTAATTGGTAGTCGCGTAGCATCATAGGATTGCCGCAGTTTGGTTGGTTTCATGATGCGCGTTAAGCAACTCCCGCTCAAGCGCCTTGTAATTTTTTAGAGCTATCGGCTCGGTTTTTTTCAACCGCTCGAGCCATGCGCGGCTCACCTTTGCACGGCGGCAAAGCTCGGATAGGTTGATGTCCGATTCGTTGGCCATTTGGATGATATGGCTGTATGATGGTGTGTGTTTTGGCATGGTGGGTGGGGTTTAAAATGGTAAATCAACATCAATATCTGGCATTGGCAAAGTTTCACAATCTACAATTGCAGCGGCTTCATGTTTATCTTTATAGATAGACCATCGTTCAAGTGCCTCATAATAGGCTTCTTCGCCGTGCTCAATTGTCCATCCGCCTTGTTCTTCTGGTGAACTAGCATGGACAAACCCATATGTTTCTGGTTGCGGTTTTTTCATGGTCGTTTGATTTATTTCTGATACTCTAAAATACTACTCACTTCGTCACCGCCGTCGCTGATGATAACCGCTCCGCCGGGTTTCTCATAGGTCGAAAACTTACCCGATGGGTAGATACGCATATTATCGGCATTGATACCAAAACCATTATCCAATAGGGTAAGGATAGTGTATGCAATCGCTAACGCCGTTTCCGCGGTCAATGCAATGTGCGCCTCATTCACTCGGTTGCCCTCCGTATGGATGCACCCGCCGTGCGTCGGCTCGGTGACAAATTGCAATGCCACCGTTCGTGACGGCTCAAGTCGAACGCAATTAATTTGCAATCCCTTTGGGCTCAAATAACTGGCCTCGTGGGTTACGCAATGGGGATTATGGGATTGTTGGGTGTCCATCGTGTTTTCAGTTTAACTTAAAATAATTTTCACAAAGATATACACTATTAATTAAATATACATACCTTTGCATAAAATAAATTTATTTCAAACTAAAAACTGCAAACACGACATGAGCGCATCCGATGAAACATTTTACACATTTGGAACAATTAACCCAAAGTATAGGGATAGAAATTCCCCTGTCAAAATTTACGTTTCTGCATTAGATTTTAAATCTGCCTTGTTTAAGGCAAAAGCAGAGGCAAAAGCCAGAAACTTAGAGGTTTTACCGCACTGCATGACCTGCGAAACTCCAAAATTTAGAAACAGGGTCACTCAACTGTATTGGCTGATTGATAAAATAAATCGTAAGCGCCGCCGCAAGGGTTTGTATCTTTATGGTAAGCAAATATTTAAAGATGATGCTATTTTTGAGCAATTCAAAAAGTGCCTAGACACAAACGACCCAGCCAAAGAAACGCCGTAATATGTCCGTCATTCACTTCACATCGTACCGGTACAACCGCCCATGCTAATCACCGAAACCAACCAAGCCTACCATGCAAACAACACGCATATATCAAAATCAGGTATGATGTTGTTTGAGAAATCCCCACAGCATTACGCCGCTGCATACTTGCGTGGTGGCCGTGTAAATGAGCAAACCGAGGCTTTGATAATGGGCACGTTCACGCACTCGGTAATACTAGAGCCACACACACTGGCAAGGGATTACTTCTACTTGAATGATGCCGCCATTGTTGCAAAACTTACCCGTGACGGCTCGAAATCCCCGAGGGCAACAAACGAGTACCGTGATTGGCGCAACGACCAGTTTAAGGCCAACCACGGCAAAGAAGTGATAACCGCTGAACAATTCGACACTGTGCGCTCCATGCGCCAGCAGGTCGTAAAATCGGCAGTTTACAAGCAGTTCATCGAACACCCAGCCAGCGTCTTTGAAAAATCAATCTACTGGCAATGTACCAAAACGGGGGCAAAGGTTAAAATTAGGTTTGACCATTACAACCCCGAGGTAAATGCAATGACGGATTTAAAGACGTGTGAATCAGCCGACATTAAATCGGCTACCCGAGCATGCCGTACACATTATTATGACCGTCAGGCGGCTTTGTACCCGTATGTATTGAGCGGTGCGCTCGATGTTGAATGGCCGTCGTTTGTATTTCTATTCGTTGAGAAACAGCGCCCGTATTTGGCCGCGCCTTATTACATTTCAGCGGCACGATTACAACAGGCTCACTCGGATAATCTTCGAACGTTGGAACGTGTTTTTGAATGCCACCAAACTGGCCGTTGGCCGGGGTACGATACTGGCGAAATCATGGAGATTGATTTTTAGGCCGACCACCCAACCCCACCACTAAACTAATTCTATTTCTTAATCAACCATTTTATACTTATGAGTAACGAACTTTCAGTAAACAACCAATCGAACGCCGTTTCGATTTTCTTTGACCCAGAATCATTTGAGCGGGCCCAGCGCATTGCTTTAATGATGTGCAAATCCGATTTTGTGCCAAAGGCATTCCAGGGTAACGACAAAATCCCAAACATCCTGATTGCCCTCGATGTGGCAACACGAATGAACGCACAACCTTTCATGGTCATGCAGAACTTGAACATCATTCAAGGTCGGCCATCATTCTCAACTGCCTTTTTAGTAGGCCAAATTAACAGCAGCGGACGTTTCACCCCGTTGGAGTATGAAGTGGAACGCCTCGGCCAAAAAACGCTCGAATATGATCATACCAGCGGGTACAAAGAATCCCGCAAAACGGTAAAGAAAACGGCCACGTATGACGAAGTGCGAGTGACTGCATTTGCAACTGATTTAGCTACTGGCCGCGTGTTGAAAGGTTCACCATTCACGCTGGAAATGGCTTATCGTTCGGGCCTTTTTGACAAAGCCGATTCTAAATGGCCGATTGAGCCAGAGAGCATGGCAAAGAAACGCGCTGCAACCCGTTGGGCTAATGAGTTTGCACCAGAACTGGCGTTGGGTATGCCAACAACTGAATCGCTGCAAGATGCGCCAGAGGTCGAAACCGTTGATGCCGTAATCATCCCCACGGCCAACCCTAACGAAAAACTGCGCAAGGCCGATAATATCGAGGTTAAGACTGAGCCAGAAACGCAAACTAATACAGATGATGATCAACCGCTGTTTGAAGATACGGAATTTGAGCCAGCCGATACAGCTGATGCCGCTGACAATCAGGACGGGGGTTTGTTCGATGATGATGATAAGCCAGAGATTTAGTCACCACTAAAAAAAGATTGTAATGAACGAATTTAGTATCAAAATCGAACTGTCTGGCAATGATGATGAAGTGCAATACGCCGACGTTGGTATTCAAGGAAGTAGTCATGGATGCCTACTTGGATTAATTACCGTGATGGACCGTAATGCACAATTCGCCAAACTCATTATTGGCGCGGCACGGATTTACGGCAAAATTAAGGATGATGGAGAATCCGATTCCGACGGATAGCCACCACCACACACAAAAAAAAACGCACCTCATTCACGGGGTGCGTTTTTAGTTTCAGTATTATTTATGTCGGCCAAAACATCGCTGCCTACCATTTCCAATCGCATACAGCTGCGGTAATCAAACCCTTATGCCAGTTCCTAGCACCATAAATGCGGATAGCCTCCGCAATCACAACGGTCATAAATTCATCGAATTGGCCCGGTGGTATTGTCTGGCATCCCTCGCTACCAACTGATTTATTGCCGCCCTCATGGTAGTTGATGCCAAATGCACCTGTATGCACCGTTGTGCCTGTTTTATCACGACGCACCCGAACGCTACCTGCACGTTGGCATACAGCAAAGTATTTGCCGCCGTGCAAATCAATTTGGTACACGGGGTAAACGCCTGGCAGTATCGTTGGCGCGCCTTGTGGATGCTTCGATGATGCGGGGTCGGTATTGCCGTTGAATGCCATAAACACACGGTCAGATAATACAAATATCATATCATCGTACATGCTGCGGTCGTTCTTACCTGGTTCACCCATTTTAGAATAGTACCCACGGGCACTACCTACGTATAAACCGCCCGCCTTAAATGTGCCAGCGGGGAATTGTGCAACCACATCGGCACGGGTGCATTGTGGTCTGTTTTGTGGGATAATGCTCATATCTTTTATGTTTTAATGCAGTAAAGTAATGCCACGTTCCTCGGGCGGGTTTCAACGCCGCCCTCGTTGCTAGTCTGGCTAAACGGCGGCCCAACATTTGCAAATGCACGTGCTGTATTCACGCCAGCGGTGTAAGAAATCAATGAAACGGCATTATCCATGCCATGATCGTGTTCATCAATCTCATGGTCTTGAAAACTACCAAACACACGGCTAGTATCAACACCCCTACCATTATCCCAGCCGCGGGCAAATTCACCGCGCATATCTGGCAATCCAAATGTAGTCGAACCATCACCAACGCCAAACGTGGTACCAATGCGGGCAAATAGTGCGGCATATGTTGTGCGGCTAACGGATTGGCCAGAACACGCCAACCATCCATCAGGTGCGGCGTTGACGGCAAACGGCGCAACCATGCCAACCAATGCAGACGCGAGCGCATCGAGCGCTGTGGCGGTGGCAAATGGTACCCATGATGTCCAGCTACCCGAGCGGAATGTTCGCACGTAAGTAGCCGGGTTAAGCACCGCCGTGTATAGCTGCGATGTCATGGAATTGGCCACGTTGTTGATAACCTCAACCGTGCCGTAATTGGCACCAATCGGCCCATTGGTAGCGGCGTTGGTAGCCAAGAATTTACCCGCTGTTTTGAGGGTATCCAAGTTGCCGACAAAGGTAACTCCATCCCCGAGTGTGCCAGCAGCATCGAGGCGCAACTTCAAGTAGTGCGTGCGGTTGGTAAGATGTTTGAGCGGGGTATTAGATACGCCACTAGAACCGCCCAACACATCATCTGTTGTTTCAAGCTGATATACATCGCTAAATGTATCAACGGGTGTAATATTTGCCATAGTCTTATGATTTATTCAAGCTCATACAAAACCTCTGTAAGTTTTGCACGTGCGGGTTTCCAGTAATTGATTATTGCCTCTGTTTTGTTTTGTACGTCCGTGGTCAATGAAAATCCAGTTGGTACACCAAGTATTACCCGGAACATGAAAACATCACCGCCGCCGTAATTTATAGCGCCGTTGTGCTGATAAGTGCCATCGTAATTCTGGCCGGATCGTTCAACAAATCGAACGGTTGAATACCCGATGATTTCCATAAGTTGACGTATTACCCACGGCGTACCGTGGTGCGACTTGAACTCAAATGCACGTTTCAGTAGTGCCCGTTTTTGAGATTCAGTATCACACAACACCCATCCAGCATAACCCATCATCCCAAATTGGTCAGCTAGGTCAGGCAACGCCGATGTCGGCACACTGTCAAGGTGGTACACCAGCATGGGCGCAAGGGGTAAGCCCTGCAACCTAGTGGCGGCCATCGTGTCAAGCGCTTTGACGTGTGGGAATTGTTCAACGTAACTGCCTAGCATTGTGTTTACGGTGCGGATGGTGAACCTAAGGTAATTTCAATATCTCCAATGTTGGCAAATTCGCCAGCATTGATAACTAAGTCCAATGCAGGTTCGGTCAATGTAACGTCAAATACAGCCCCGGGTGCGGCCCTGTAAATTTCGCCAATCAGCTGCGCCCGCATGACGTTTGCGCCCATCGTGCGAAGTCGTGACGCTGTGAACGTTTCAATGGCGTTTTGGATAGCCGCCAAATTAGATGCAGGGTCAGCATCATTGACCAATGTAACTACGGCTTCAATGTCGTAATCAACGGCTACTGCAGATTTTACATCTAGGGTGTCAGTCAGCGGTCGAACGCGCTCCGAGTTGCAAGCGTTGGCCACGTCGGTAAGGATGCCCGATGGTGTTGAGCCACCGCCCTCAACTAATACAAATATCTCAACGGTGCCGGGCGGGTCAGGAACTTCAGGTACATACACATCCACGATAGTAGGAGATGCGGTAAACGCATGGTAACGGTAAGCCTGGACACTGCCGGCGGTCGAAAATGATGATGGGGCTAGTTTAATGCGTGCCCGCAATTGTTCATCTGTTTCAGCATCAGAACCACCGGCGGTTGTAGTGGTGTTTGTCACCGCGTTTAAATACGGCTGCGGGTCGAGTATGATGGAAATTTGGCCAGATGTATAGCCGTTGCCAACTGTGCCCAGCGTTTGACAAATTACGTCAACGGTTGCAGTGGTTACACCAGCGGCCACGGTCAGGGCTTGGATAGTTTCAAATTTAGCCAAACCATCAGCGGGCCCAACACGGGTGCCCACGGGGATGATTACGCCGCCGTGCGATGATGGTAACGTAAATTGAACGGTGGCTGATGCTGGCTGTGAAGCCACGCGGGTAACGCCAACCAATACCGCAAGTTCATCTAGGGCCGGTGCGGTTGCGTAGTTGACTAAATTAGCCTGTCCAACAGCCTGTATTTGATAACGCAATGACAATTCACGTGCGGCCAGCGCCATGATAAGTTGATACTCTGGCTGCGATGGTAAAATCGTTGTGCCAGTGATTGACTGGTAAAGGTCAATCAACTCGCTCATGATAAGTTGGCTATCGGTTGATATAAATTGCGGTGCTCCCATGCTACAAAATTAATAAATTTCCATCTTCTGTTTCCAATAGTTCACCATCCTCTGTTGAAATAAATACAAATGGTGTTGGTCCTACGCCTGTGATACCCTGCGTAAGTTCACCCGTGCTAAAAGTAAACACGGCGGCCAACTCTGAATTTACAACGTCGAACGTTAATGTAAACTCAATTTTACCAGTTACGTTGTTTATCTCGTGCGTCAAAGATGTAACCGTTATCCGAGGCTCAAACAATTCCAACACCTCAAGTATTGCGCGGGTCATGTTGGGCACTGCAAGGGGTATCGGCATATCGAGGTAATCAAATATGTCGCACCCCATCAGCGGCTGGAATGGTACGCTAAACTTGCGCGTTGATACCAATATCCGTATCGATTGAAATATATCATCTAGACCACTAGCATAGGCGCCAGGGGTACTAAGTGAGATACTTCGATATGTTGCGGTTGTTGGCATCTTATGAGAATAGAGCGAGTAGTCTTAGTTTAATGGCGGTAAACGCTGCGAAGTTAACCGGCGGCGTTGATGGGCTACCTGGCGCGGCACAAGTTACGGTTAAAATCTCTAATTGCGTTAATATATCCGTTAGGATTTGTTTTAAATCCTCCGTTGAGGTTTTGATGGTCAAACCTGTGGCTGCTGTTTTTATCTCCGTGCCGCCTGTTTTCATGTGCGCTGATGCGTTGCGTACGTCAACCTCTGAATTGGCCACACGCGCCAACATATTATCATCTGTATCATAATAGGCAGCGTATCTGTTTGTGCCTAATGCCCAACCAACACTACCATCATCGGGAACCGATACAGTTTGTGTTTCGGTATAAACAGCGCCAAACACAACACCATCTTCATAGTTATTATCCATGTAACAGACGACTTGTTCATCAATCCTAGGCAGGGCAAAGAATTTAGCATCTTTGGCCAATGGTACCAATACCTGTAATGGCGCGGACACCATGCCAGTATCGACAAACTTAACGCGCACTTGTACTTTGGTGCGGTCTATTTCGGTGACTACTCCTCTGGCTATCATGTGCGTGGTTTTGTATTTTGAAACTTAGGTATTTCAGCGGCCCCGATTTCCTTTGAGCCGGAATATCCCATGCGGTAATATGCTATTGGCCCGGGTGCGGTGGTTGACTTGCGGCGGCGGCGCACCTTGGATGGTTTGGTTTTGGCCACCACGTTTGTTTTGATGATGCGTTTACACTCTAACTCAACTATCCAACCGCCCGAGCCTACAACGTGCCGGGCGCTGGTGACGTGGTAAGTGCCAGAAAATGCACCCATGCCCGTGAGTTCAAAGTTACAGCCAGCCACCAGCTCAGGATGCCCTGGTACCGTTACCGTGGCGGTGCGCTGTTGGCCGTTGGCCCTATGCAATGCTGATTTGGCCATCCTTTTGGCAGCTGTTGGATTTTCGGCACGCTGGAAAATTTCCAATGCATCTGCGGTCATGTCGGCTGATTCAAGCGTGTCGATTTGGCCGCCGTTGTCACTATCTTCAATGAGGTTATAGTTATCCGGGTCTGTATATTTCACCGTTGCATCGGTAGCGGTGCCGGCGCTGCGCTCCGCAAATGTGTAGCTAATTAGATCAATGCGGTCCAGCGCTGTCACGGGTGCGGATTGCTCCAATTCGAACAAGTCAGTAAAAGTAGCTGCACCGTTGCGGATATTGAACGCATGGCCATAATCGTTGGCCAGTTTGTTTAGGAATTGAACTGCGGTAAGTTTGTTTTGCGTTACCCGCTTGATTTGAACACTTGCGATATTGCCGTTTAAAGTCAACCCCGCATCTGCTGTGACCTTGCGGACAACATCGGCAAGTGTTTGATTTTCAAAGGCCGCCGATGATACGGTGCGAACCTTTTTATTTTGCCCAGCGCTGATGCCCCGGATAGTTAGTTGATCAGGTGGGCCAGTCAACGTAAATTCATCAATGATGAACGCCCCGCATGGTAATAACTTATCACCTCGATAGCCTATCCATGCTTTAAATTCATCGCCGCGTGTTGGTAGCCAGTCACCAGAAAATAAACCGCCTGTATTATGCACGGTCAAATCCACATCATCAGCTTTACCAGATTCGTTGTCGGTATATTGAAAGTCCATCGCATAGCCTTCTAGCTCAGCGGTAATGTTTTTACCGTTGATACTGATTTGGACATATGGGCGTTTGACTTTCATTTATATCGATATACTGGTGTGCGGTGTTGGTGCGGGTATGTGGTATGCAATTATCGTTTCCAAGGCGGTAAGTTAGTAGTCACCGCCTCGGTTGTGTTTTCGACAACGGGCACGGCAACCAATATACCAGCGCTATACACGGGCGTGAGCGGTAAGCTCTGATTAGCATCAACTATTATTTTATGGGCATGCGGTGAGCCGTATGCCAACGTAGCGATAATATCGAGCCTATCATTATCCTTTGTGATGTATGTGACAAACTTCATAATACCCGTGATATTAGTTTGATATTCAACTGCGAAGATGATACCAACATGGTTGCACTTGCATCAGTCATGGCCGTTGCGTTGGTCACGGCATTGGCAATGTCACCAATGGCCAGCGATGCCAGCGTTGCATTGGCAGCGGCAATAACGGCGGTAAGTTCCCCGGCCATGAGTGCGGCCTCAGCTGCGAGTTCATTAGCGGTGTTCAATTTGTCCAGCGCCTCAACTGCCTTATCTCGGGCCGCTTTAATTTGGCTTGCGGCTGTGGTCAATTTACTGCCTTGTGTGGTTGGGTTTGCAGCGGCGGCATTGATGTTGGCTGCACCTGAAGTTATGCCAGCATTGGCACCCGTGACGTTTTGCATAACGGCGGCGGCAGGTGTTGGTGTCAACGGCACTGCATCGACCGTTATGGCCGTTGGTTTTGCAAACGACCTAGATTCAAGATTTGCCGCGGCGGTTGCTTGTGGATTAGGATCAACGGATTCGATTAAGTCTAAGTCAAGTACCTGGCTGATTACCGTGCCATTCGTTGCCACGTGGCCTGGGATGCGCACAATCGAACGAACTATATACGTGCCTATCACGTCACCATTACCGACCAGCAGCGGCAATATTTCACCGCTCTCACGGTAATCATCTAGGATGCGATAAATCTCCGTTGGGCTATCGTGTTGCTGATGAATACCAATGCTGACTTTAATTTGTGATAGGTCTGTGCCGGTGCGCTGCAAAATGGCTTTATTGTCAATTAGCTCCAGTACTGCAATGCGGCTGCCCGTGGTTTGTTCCATAGCGGAAAAACCTAGCAACTTATCGAACACCAATGAACCTAATTGAAAAACCATTTTTTTATGTTTTACAAGAACCCCAGGGCCATATCATGTACCCCAGGGCGTCTCGACATGAGTTAATAGGATAGTCGGGTATTATTGAACCCGTAACGCTTCATCATACGCTCGAATTCTGCATACTGGTCGCGTATCTGTTTTTCAACCGCGGCACGGTCTGATTCGCTGCCCGATGCCACGTTGATGGTTGGGGCAAAGGTAACAGAACCACCAGCATTTTTTGTGATGTTGTTTATGCCGCCGGTAGTGATGTTGGATAATCCTTGGGGTTTGGTATCAATACCGCCCATGTTGGCAATTTTACCCGCCATGTTTGAGCCGGCAAAACTACCAGCGTTGATGGATACCGATTTTGAACCACCGGCCCAACTAGGTAGTAGGTTTAACTTATCTAGCACGTAGTTGATAGGTTTGAGCGGCAATGTAATTCCAGCCCATAAGCCACGGCCCAGCGCTGAAAAAATGTCCACGCCTGTTTGATACATCGACCTGTTTCCAATGTTGGCAAACCAGTCAATTGTATTTTGGAATTTCAAAACAACACTATCCCATATATGAGCAAAAAATGGAACAATTCCACCCCACTCACTATATATATAATAAGCCGCACCCGCTATTACCATAATAAATAATAGTATAGGATTCGTGGCCGCAACCATTGCCATTAATTTCAAAGCCGTGGATACTGCACTTATCATAAACGCCGCCCCACTCATAGCGACAGCAAAAGCAACGGCACCCGCTGCAACTTTAACGATGGTGGCGGTCAGTTCGGGATTGCGGTCAATCCATGCGGCTAGTCGTTCGACCAATGGCGTGACAACTTCAAGTACCTTGACAATGATAGGTAACAGGGCGTTGCCTAGTTTAATGGCCATGACGGATGCCTGAGCTTTGGCCTGTCCAATCTTTTTAGCCGTGGTATCCATTCGGTTGGCAAACTCCTGATTAACAGAACCTGCGTACTTTTGCGTGTCGGATACCATTCCGAGTTGCTTGTTCAGCAAATCAAAGTTGTTGGCAAATTGTTCAACTTGTATACCATATTCCCCAAATTCCCTAAAGAATTGAAAACGTGCCTGACCTGATAATTTACGGCCATATTCGATTGCGGCCATCACGCCAGCCATGCCGCCGCCCGCACGGGTAAATATTTGACCTGATACCCTGTTTTGATTTCGCAGGGCCTTAGTCATACGCTCGATAATAGTGGCCGATTCTTCACCACTTTTACCCATCGATATAAACACGCTACCAAGTGCCGCAGATTCATGGCCTGTAATGTTCAGCGCCTTAGCAACTGATGCACCACCAGCCCCAAGGTAATCAAGTATCTGACTAGCTTTTGCGGCGCTATTGTTGGATAGGTAGTTTATCGCATCGGCCACGCTTTCGGTAACGTCAATTGTAGCGCCCAGCGCATTTTGCATTTTGATAAACTTATCCCCGGCAACGCTAGGGTCAATATCAAATGCAACGGCTACTCTGGATGCCACGTTTGCGATGCGCTCCAAATCACCAACGGCAACTCCGCCCTGTGCAAGTTGGGCGTACATGTCGGCAACCTTGGTAGGCATATCACCAATCGCAATGGCCGTGCGTTGCACTGATTTTTCCATTGCGGCAAATTCAGCGGTGCCACGCTTCAGGTTTGTAACCTTGCGCACGTCGGCCATAGCCTCTTCAAATTTGATTGCCTGGTCAGCAGCTAGCGCCAACGGTGCGGCCATGACCATTGCAGCCGTACCCCACTGCCTACCCATGTCGCCAGCACGTCGCGCAAGTTGTTCACTTGAGCGCTGGATGGTACCCAGGCGCGCCACGGCATTAGCTGACAATCTATTGATAGTAGCGGTTGCCCTATCAACAGCATTTATCAACATCATGACGCGCATTGAGCGAGGTGTGGCCATTGTTTGGTAGTTGGAGTGGCTATTATTCGTTTGTGTGGCTATTTAGCCGGCGTGTTTAAGTGATTGTGAATACGGAGCGATGTTTCAATGACATCAAACAAAAAATCCAACTCCATCTCCAATAACTCATTGATTGATGTGCCTGTGAAGTGTGCTGTGAATACAACATTCTCCAGGGAAATTACTTTCCCTCGGTATCGTCTTCATCTTCGCCCATCATCGCAAGCTGCATGCGGTTGAAATCTTTAGCGGGCAAATCCTGCCAATCCTCAATGGTGAGCGTTTGCTCATCAATGGTGCAAAATTTGTGCATCATCCACACGGCAATTAAGTCCGGTGTTTTCTTGCACGCCTTTTGAGCCGCCATGATGTGACGGCCTTTAATTTGTTCAAATTGTACTTTGCGGCCATCGGCTAATACGATGGTTTGTAATTCTTTGGTACTCATGTCGGAGTTATTTATAAGTGAATAATTTATTTACGGTGCGTGTTGGATGTCAACTGTGCGTTGGTATTAGATACCCGTATTAGCGCGGAACTGCGCCATCTGGTCTACACCATTAACCTTGTATATGCCTGCAATCGGATCGTACTCGATAACGTCCGCACCATCAACCACGTATTTTAAAGCGGTGATGTTGAGGTCAAGTTCGAGCTTTGAATCCTCGTTTTGTTTGGCAGTAATTGATGGTATTTTTTTCGATGTGGCCGTCATAAATATTACCACGGGTAATTGTTGCGTGCGACCAGTTGAATCATAAACCTCAAGATTGTAACGAAGTTGAATTTGCGATGATTCAAACACACGTGCGGCAAATGCCCACGCATCGGCTTGCGGCGAAATAATGGTCATTTTGCCCTCCATCTTTTGAAACGATGTAGGCAGTTCAATTTGGCCAATCATGCCCAGCGCCGTGCGCTCCACCATATTAACCATAACTTCTGGAACTTGCACCTCTCCAGTTACACCCGCCCAGTTTGCACCGTTAATATAAACGTTGGCATTTGATAATTGTGTTGACTTATTCATGATGATAATTTATTTATAACTGGGTCCGATTAAACGGTGCCCAGCGCGAGGTCAACGAATGATTTGAATATAATGGTCTGTGCCGGGCTAGGTGGTAAGAACGTGGTGCGGAATACCAGAACACCAGCAGCAACGCTTTCAGCCGGATTATCCTCGGCCACGAAGTCACAACGACCATCAGCAATTGCGCCGATGGTGATTTGACCACGCAAATAGGTGTTTGCGGTTTCTTTGATTGAATCAATCACCGACGTGGTACCCAGCGTTGGATTGTCCAAGAATGGCAACACAGCGCCCTGGATAGTTTCATCAATAATGTCACGGGTGCGGGCCACGCTGATGAAATTGATAGGCTGCGTGTTGGTAGGGTAGGCGGCATTATTATTACCCCAAACATGGTATCCTTTGCCTGGGATATTGGCAACGGTTACAATACCAACGACGTTTAAGGCGTTCGCATCAGAGTTGCCGTCAATGCTCCATGTCACCACACGTTCAACGCCCTCAATGCCTTTGATGGGTTTATTTGATGGGCTATACCAGTAGCCGCGTGTGCGGTCGGTAGTGCCGATAACGCCAGCAACAAATGGCGCAAGCGATTGCGTCAAAAGTGTGTTTTTGCCGTCGTATGCCGATACCTGTGGGTAGCACACAATGGCACGCTCATCATCAGATTTGACAACTGTGCCAAGCGTGCCAGATGCACCACGGCCAGCAATGGCGGTGTTTAGTGCCGTGCCGTTTGGCAATCCTAGAATGCAAACACCTTTCAAGCGTTCGGCGGTTGCCAACAAAGCGTTTTGAATAACCGTGACTGTTTCAAGGTCAGGGCAAAGAAAAATCTTTGGACCATCACCGTAAATGGTCTTGGCAGTATCAAAAAGGAATGTACCCGTGCGAACACCGCCGCTAGTAACAGCGCCGATGGTGCGGTCGTTGATGGTAGAACCAAGTACTTTTTTGTTGTACGTGGCCAGCGCTGTGCTACCCTCTGCAATTGTTGTAAAATCCAACACTTTGATACGGCCATACGCATCAACGGTGTAGTGCGTGCCCTTTGTGTAGGTGGTTGAACCAGCGGCATTGGTCAACGAAAATGCAGTGCCGACGGGTATAAATGCAGTAGTGGCCGCACCGTTGGTGATGGTCAAGGATTCATCTTCGACTTCATCTGTATCGTCCGTGGCGTGCAACACATTGATAGCGTAAACCTTTTGAGGGCCTTGCGCAAAAATGGCTTTGAGCGATGTGGCCAATCCAAAGCCGTCGGCAATTGCGCCAAATTGCTCAATATCAGCCTCGGTGCGGATTGGTGTAAGCACGCCAACTGAACCTTGAGATGCAAATCCAATCACCCCGATAATACTAGGGTCGGATTGTCTGGCAGGGTTTACCCGTGCCGTTTGTTGTTGTACGACAACACCGTGAACTAAAGTCATGGTTTATAATTAAAGGGGTGAATAAATTACTTCTGTTTGCCAGAAGCGTTATAGTCTTTGGCAAACAATAAGCCAAATCCGGCTACCATTGCGGGCCATTGCTCCATGATACATGACATGATTTGACCGCTTGTAAGCGAACAACTTGCGGCATCTGCAACGGCCCCAATAATAGCCAAAATACCGAGCGTGGTGGTTTTCCAGTTCTTCATGTTAAATGAGGTTTGCCCATGCGCCATTTTCATAGCCACGGAATTTATTAGTGGTTGTATTATAATAAACGTCACCGTTGGTGGCCGTTGCTGGGTCAGCAGATAGTCTAGGGAATTGAAATGCTGAATTTACTGATGTGGTGATTTTACCATCACTTGCGATGCGTAAAATCTGATCACCGTTTGAATCTTGGATTAACAGCGCAACGGTTGAGCCGTCATCGGTTGTAGCTTTGATATGTACGTTGGCATTTGATTCGCCAATACCAATACCTAAGCGGCCATTGGATTTATTGAAAACGAAAACAGTTGAGCTATCGAAGTCACCGCCGCCGCCTGTAAATTGCACGCAGCCTGATGCGCCTGATGGAGTAGCCTCACCAGCTGCTCCAATGGGTGTTGGTGTTGATGTTCCATTGCCAACCATCAACCGCTCTTGGGTTTCATCGTACCATATGCGGCCAGCATCGGCATCGGTTGGCGTTTCGGATAGCGTTTCGACTTTAAAGTTTTTGACAACTCCAAGTCCAAAATCTATAATGCTGTATAAAAATCTTTTCATGACAAAACCACCTCCCCGGATATCGCAGTTGAAAATGTGATTGTCATAAGGTTTGTATTAGTGTAAGCAATAACGCCCTCAACCTGGTTACCATCTGCATCAAAGGCAGTTACACCAGCAGGGTTTGCACCACGGTTGTGAACAATGGTCCAAGTTTCAGCGGGGGATGATTGAACGTGCGTGTATGACTGTGCCGACAATTGCAGGGCGGTTTTTAGTTCGCCGATTGTGGTTTTTTTATTTACACCGCCGACAATTACCATTACAATAGTTTCATCAACCAACGCGGCTGCATCGGCTGGGTCTAATGATGATATTTTTACATTTACGGCCATGTTTATAATTGTGTTGCAAATATACTACTAATTTGATATGATTGGTAGTATATGGATAAAATTATTCTGATGACTAACGTTCAAAAGTTTCTTCTATTCCAATTTTTGCCCATTGCTGTGAACGTATGTATGTTAAATGCGAGGTTACAGAGTAACTACTACTTGCAAGTGTACGCAAGTGCCAAACGTGGCAATACTGCCCGCTTTCATTGTCTTTGACCGATATCGGGGTAATTAGTTCACTTGGATTTTCGGTAAGGTATCCGCAAACACCGTCGATAAACCAGCTAAAGTTATCGCTAACCTCTAGTTTTCCATCTTGCCCGTAAATGGGTATAATTACTGCCATTAGTCAAAAAATTTAAAAGCTATCCAACGGCTATTTGTAGTTTTGGCTTGGGTGCTAATGCTAAATGTAACGCCCTGCACCCTGTAACCCTGTGTGACTAAATCTGGGCGTGTTAAGCCTGTCCAATAAGTAGCGATTGTAACGCCGCAATCAAATAACAGGTTTGATGCACTAGAGCCATTTATTTTCTGTATAGTACTTACCATGTCTTGGTCAAGACATAGCCAACCACTACCAATACCTGTAATATTCAAAGCTGCAATATCTGATAGGCATTGTGTAAAGTTCCTGTTTGTCCAGTTGCCTGCCCACCATCCACCGTGCAAATGGTCTTGAAAAGCGATGATAGTACCGCTATTAAAGGCGTAAGTAAATGGCCCAGCATTACCCGCTGCATCAGTAAACCTGTGCTTGTTGCCGTGGATATTGTTGCTTAGTAATGTTTTGCCAGTTGGGTCTGCTGGGTCAAGTTGTGCGTATGTTGCTGGGTCGCTCGGCTGTGTACGGTTATACCTACCAGCCAAAAAGTTAGCCCCAACGTCTTGAAATCCGACCTCATAATTCTGGGTTTGTGCTGCTGTGAAATCTACATAGGCAATTCCGCTACCAGAACCAGTTGATACGTTGATAGTGCCATCTGTGTACGTCGGAGTCGTAGGAGCTCCGTTAAGCGTTACGGTTAATGCCTTGTTTGTTTCTGGCAATAACGTATCTACATCAGTACCGTTGATACTTAAGTCGGCAGTTCTTATAGTTACCTTACCACTGCCGATTGCGCCGACGGCTCCATTTGATTGGTTTACGACTGGTATGTTAAGCGAGCCACCAGCGGCCACCGTTGCAAATGCCTCGGTATTGACCGTGACCGTTGCATCTTCGCACGCGGGTATTACAACATCAATGGTTGAGCCAGTCACTGTAACATCACCAATCGGCGCACCGCCTCGGGTAACGTTCACGGTAACGGTTTCGCCCGGGTCCGCCTCAACTTCAGTTCCATTTACATCAACCGTCACCGGGTCACCCCCTGAGCCGGTATCAAAATCAGGTAAATCACCAGCGGCAAAATTTACATTTTTGACCGACGGCCATACGTGTGTAGTGCCCGCAAAATCTATTACCGCAATATCTGGTAAGATTTTATTTTCGGTGATGGTGACATTATACGATGCATCTGAGTTGGCCACCAGTAAACCATCGGACGGTGTTGTTTCAGGTGCTGTCACTCCATTGATTGCGGTGATTAGCTGACCTGTTTCATCGGGCAAATCTGCAACCAATCTTTCTTTGCAATACACCTCGATAAAGTAACTATTGATACCGTCAGGTGCATCGGGGTTGGGGATAATTTTCCCAAGGTGCAAGCGTCCATATGACGGTACATCGTGGCCAACCAATGCGCGCTTAACTTCTGATATTAGCTGGAATATACCATCATTGCCACGGAGCAATCTAGATTCAACTAAAAGGTAAACCAACACAAATCCGTTTTGCGTTACAAACGAATTGTTGGACATGAATGATTTGTCAGACACTCCCAGTCGGTCAACGTATTCCGTTGACCCGAACGCAATTATTACCCGCTTTGCAAATGATTGGTTATTATTTGCTTCAGCTGGTGATTGCGGTAAATGTATAACCTCGATGCCATTGGGCAGCTCAGCTACCAATCGTAATCGTATGGGCTCCAGCAATGTTGTTTGGTACTGCATTATTCGTTGTCTATGGTACGTTATTCGGCACCTATTCGTTGTATGGTACTAGCCTACAAATGTATGTTTTGCCGTCAAATAAAGACTGGGCAAATTGGCCTAAAAACGTGGCACCGTTGATGGTAATTCGTTCCTCTGTAAGGTTGGATTGCACCGCCTCAAATAGGCCCTCAAAATCACCGTGTTTCCATTCGGCAGTGTATGCCGATTGCGTCATTTCCAATCCGCGGATAACTCGCTGGTCCTGGCTTGCATCCTTGAAATGCATCATGCCGGTAACTGTATCACCGTTGGGTTTTGTCCATGTGGCCTCATAACCCATGATGGCCAGCGTGGTATCAAATACTGATGATTGTAATGCGTCAAAAACGGGTGCCATGTGATTGAATTGAATTAAGGGCAAATATACAAATAAAAAAAGACACCCGCAAATTAATGGGGTGTCTTTCAAATTATTAACCTACTTACTTATGAGAGCTACGCAGTCAGGTTGATGATACCGGCACCGTCAAGTGCGGTCAACGTGGTCGCAATGTTTGCGCCAGTTGCGATATTTGGAACGGTTGCTGGGCTAAGTCCTAAAAGAACTTTAACCGTTGATGCGTCACCAGCGGCAGCCTCGACACAAATACCAAGGTAAGGGCCATCGGCTGGGTCTTTACTTGCGGTCAGTGCGTTGTTGTAGCAACGGTCACCAACTGCAATGGCCAATGATGCCTCTTTGGTGACCTCAAACACACCAGCAACGCCCAACTCAATAACGTCACCAGATGACGATGCCTCGGTTGAAAGAATTGGCACTCCGTTGCGGCTTACTGATTGCACAACACCGCTAAGTGCGCCTTTTTGGTAAATCTTACCAACGGCAATGGCTGTTTCGCCAGAGCCCAAAGTCAGGGATATTACTAATCCCGGTTGAATGAAGTTTGGCATATGCCTGTTTTTTATGGGGTTTAAAATAGGCGGTTTTTAGGCCGCCTTTTTTTGATCTGGTTTACTTTGCCTTTCGACTAAGTCTAAGCGCCAGCGTTGGTAACTGCGCCGCGGAAGCCAACAACGTTGATACCGGCGTCGAGGCGTACTTTCCATTTCACGCCGTCCATGTCGAATTGCTCTTGCATTTCCATAAATGGAGTTGTCTGTCCATTAAGGAATGACATCTCGAATACGGGTTCGATGTTCGGGTCAGCGAACAAGTAACGACGGGTACCGCTAAGGCGTGGCGTGTCGATAATGTTTTCGAAAGTATTTTGCACGCCGTTTGGTTTTTGGAACTTCGCAGTGCTGTCAGTGTAGTCAAATGCCGATGCATTCAATACCTTAGCTTGCATGCCCAAAGATTGTGGCACCAAAAGAACTTTTGGAGTAAGGCCGATGTAATCGTTGCCTCCTGGTTCTTTTTGAGCGCCCATTACTTGACGGTCTTTGTCGATACCCTCAACGGTAATACCCGAGCCAGTTGCGTTGATGTTGTTACGACTGGCGTCAAACAAAGCAGTACCATTCACGGTTGGTCCAAGTCCAGAGTTTGCGGTCAATGCAGTGTAGAATAATGATTCCAACGTGCGTTGCGCGCTACGGCCTAAACCAGCTGCAAGGTCAAGGAATGCGCCCATGTCATCGTTGATAATCATTTGGCGGGTAATGCCAATGATACCACCGCGGGTTTGAGCGTTGGCGCTGAATTTCTCACCGTCTTTCAGTTCAATGGTTTTGTATTCGCCATTTTCGTTGACGATGTCCAAGTTACCAATTGAGCTTGTACGGTAACGGTGGTTTGCGCGGAAATCCGTCACGCTGCCAGTTTTACACACGAATGACCATGTATCTGGAATTACAGCGTAATTGGCCAAGAGTGTTTTGTTCATCACGTTTTCCATGATGATAGGGAACTCGCCAGTAGCCTGTAATGCACGGCGGGCAATTTCCTCGCGGCCCATACCGACGGTACGAACACCAATAGCCTCAAGGCACTCGCGAGCTAAATCGCTAAGGCTGAACGATTGGTATTTTTTGGCACGTTGACGCAATGCGGGGTCGATTTCCTTACGCACTTGGTCAGCAACAATACCAGCTCCACGCATTGCCACGCCAGCAATTGCGGCGGCGCGAAATCCCTCACGCTCACGGTCAGCACCTACGTGCGAGCCAGCATTGGCAGGGTTTTGCGGTGCGGCTTGGCGTTTGGCCATTTCATCGATGATAACCTTGCGGGCATCTTCAACGGTTGTACCGTTGTCAATCATGGCATCAATGGCAGCATCATCGAGGCCGCCAATTTTGGCAGCGCTGCGGATTTCTTTCACGCGGTTACGTTCGGCGGCGGCAGCCTCGCTGCGCACTTTAGCCTCGTCAACGGGCGTGTTTTGGATTTCTTCGGGGGTCATACTCCTAAGATTTTTATTTGAATTAATTTGGTTTACATTCCCGTTGACCGGGGTATCTTCAACCACCTCATCGGCGGTATCTTCGTCACCTCGAACGGTGATATTAATCTCTGTAAGCGCCGAACGTTCACCGCTGCGAACGGCGGCAAAAATATCGGCGGGCATTTTCTCGAAACTAATTTCCATCGGCTCCCAGTCAGTTGCACGATAAGTTGCACCAGAATCTGTTTTTGATTCGAGCGCGTATTCGTGTACTGCGTAGCCGACTGAAACAAAGTTGATGATACCGTCTTCAACTTCATCCATCACACGTTGGGCGCGTTCGTTTTTGGAGAAACGGATAACCGCACGGCCTTGTTTGTTTGCAATGCTTGCGGATTCGATTACACCAATAACGCCGCCGTCGCTGATTTTCTCCCAGCGGTCATGACTATCCAACACTGGTGCCGCCTTTGAAGTCATGCGCTCCATACGTACAGATTTTGGATTGAAGTCCAAAATCTCTAGGTAGCGGCCCATATCCCAGTTGTAACGGGTAACGGGTGCCTCGGTACCAAAAGTTACCTCAACGGTTCTGGCCTCTTTATTAAATGAGCCCGGCGCAACGGCGGCACGTACCGAGAATTGCTCGGCAGCTGCTTTAATTTGGATTTGCGGTGTTTTCGTCATTATTATCTACGTTTTCGGGATATTTAACGCCAGGGAAAAACCTAGCATCAAAACCCATTTTGATTCCTTTTTTGTCGAACTCTTTTTGCCAGTACTCAATTTCATCAAGTAACTCATCAGGGTCATAACCCAACTGCCTTGCAATTTCACCAAACGATGAAACGCCATTATGCAATTGCGCTTGAATGGCCATAATTTCTTTGAGTGGGTCGATGAACTGGCGGCGTGGGGGTGTCCATGCCACTGTAATGGTTGATGGATTGAATAGCCCGGATAAAGTGCCGCCCATCAACATGAATTGCTTGAATACTTTTTCGCAAAGCTGCGGTATAATTACAAGTCTTTGTATTTCCTCGATCTGCTTATGCATTTCGATAAAACCCATACGGCCAGAGCTAAAGTTCACGCCAGTCAAGTCACCTGTAAGTGCCTCGTATGAAATACCTAAACCAGCGGCAACGTTGCGCAAAATGGCACGGGCGTATTCTTCGTAGTTCTCCGTTGCTGGTGGTGCCGCAAACTCAATGTTTTCACCGGCACGTAGGTACTCAATCATGCCGGGTGCAATGCGCTCAAAACCTAATCCTGTTTCCGGGTCGTTTTCGATTGGCAGCTGTGCGTTAGGCTTGGTGATAAACACTGCCCAGCTTGCAGCAACCTTTTGACGTATCAGTTGTGCATCTTCGTAGTCCTTGTAATCGTTCAAGCGTAGGCCAACGGTTGCAAGGTAGGGAATGCCGCGAAGTTGTCCAGGCCGCCATTGTGGGAAAACGTGGATTATTTCATCAGCGGGCACAGGCTTTGATACCATCGAAAATGGCAACCGCATCATTTCGCCCGGGTGTTCATCGAATAACCAATAGTTAACAGGTCGGCCAAATTTGTCAACCTCAATGCCGTGGATAATGCGGTTGCCATTTTCCAGTGTGCCATTTCTTTGGCCATCAATGTAGTCGCATTCGAGCATCATGTACTGAAATGGCACTTCGCCGGGTTTGTACGAGCGTTGCACACGGCGCGCCAGAAATTCACCATCGCTGAAAATAGCACGTGACGCAAGCGCCAATATGCCGGCAAAGGTTTGAAAACCCTGCACGTCGATGTCCGTCGTTTGCGCCCATTGTTTCCAAGCAGCCTTGGCGCGCTCACCGTTGCGCGTTGATGATGATTTGATAACCGGGTTGATGCCGGTACCCACCACGTTGGTGGCAAATACCTGCTGACCTTTTTTGGCAAATCCATCGTTTTGGATTGTTTGCCTTGAACGGTTGACCAGCGTTTGGTGGGCGTTCACCAACTCTGTATTGGCCGATGTTTGGCGGCCTACTAGGTTTTTGCCCCGGCGTGTTTTATCCGCAAACTCATACGTGCGGTGCATGGCTCTAGCTTGCGCCCGCTTCAAAGCGGTGCCAGGTGCAACGTACAATATGAGTTTATCAATAAAATTCATCTGCGGAAATCTGCTAATCGGCGTTGGCCGGCATCGGTAATTAATCCTAAATCTTTAGCCATGATGTTCTGCAATGACAACATCGCATCAAGGTTTCTATACTCCACTTTCTTATCACCATAATCAACCTTTAGCGCTCCCGTTGCAATTGCAGCGGTAAGTGCTTGGTATTGTTCCATGTTGTAAGCGGCCATACGTGCGAATTAGGTTATCAATAGTTCAGTACATGAAATAATAGTCCAGCACATCAAATAATCAGGCACAAATATACAAATAAATTTCAATCCTACTATTTTTATCGGATTAATATATTTTGCCTAATCCCAAAAATTACCAACACCACCAACACGCTTACGCGCTGGGGCTGCTTTCGCTTTGACGTACATGGTTCTCAATTTCTCATAATCGGCATCGGTAAACCTGTCTACTTGCAACAATGTTGCAGCTGCACGATTATAGACGCGGGTATCTAGTGGCTCATTTGCCCGGTATATCCTTTGCCACTGGTAAACCGCGTATCCCTTGGAAATAGAATGCACCAATTTTTCAGCTGTGATGCCTTTGAAATATTCCTGTGAATACTCCGGCCATTCGCACCATCCGTTTGGTTTGGTGCCATCGTCTTTGACTTTCAGGGCCAGCGTTGCGTAAACCTCGGATTTAATGATTGATACCCCGATGTTCACCAGTCCAACGGCGGCTTTTACCTTTTGGCCCTCTGATGTGTAGTCGATGGTCCGGGGTGGTGAAATCAAAACCTTTTGCTTGTCTTGGCCTTTGATTGGCACAACGCGCCCATCAGGATATCGGCGTGTGAAGTCATACACGTGCGTAGTGGCGTGGCCGGTATCAATGCAAGCCTTTAGGATTTTCATCTCACGTCCATCCGCTGATGTGTAGGTTTTATCCAGTGCGGTTTGAAGTTTATCCCACACCTCGGATTCAGCCGTGTTGCCCAAAATGGTCAGGTACTCAATTGACCATGTTCGGCGGCCTTTACCCCATCCTAGTATTTCGGCCTCAATGCGGTTTCCCTGGATGTCAATGCCAGCGGTGATGAAACAAACATCCGCGGGTGGTTGGCCAATCGGGTAATTTGCCCTGCGTTGGAATAGATGTTCCCACTCTGGTTGATCTCCTTTTACCTCATGGCTTTGAGCCAACACGGTATTGACAAAAGTTATCATTTCGGCCCCGCTTTCATCCTTGAGTGCCTTATGGTATGCCTTTACAGCATCGGCCCAGCTGTAAAACCCGTAAGGTGAGTATAGCGAGTTAATCCAAAACCCTGCAATGTCTGGCCTGGCGTTTTGCGGTGCCGTGGCTATCCATTGGCCATTGCCTAGCATCTCCGTTTTTTTCCATTCTGGGATATGTTCCTTGCAGCCTATACACTCATAGCGGGTGTTGGTGCCGTCGATATCATCGTAGCGTAGTTGGTCAAAGTATAATACCTGCAACTCCCCGCAATATGGGCACGGCAAAAAACGTTTCCTTTGGTCCGTCAATAAATATTCTGCTTCAATTGCCGATGCCCCTTTTTTGGTTGGGGTACTCGCAATGTAAATCTTTTTGTTTGCAAACGTTTTGGTCCGGGCCACGGCCAACTCTATGGCACTACCCTGGCCATCCAAGTTGGCAGGGTATTCATCAACCTCATCGAGCATCAAGTACCGGATAGGGGTTGATTTTAATCCCGTTGCGCTATTTGCGCCAGTCATTACCAGTATGCCACCAACGAATGATTTTTCATGTGTGGTGTTTTTGGCGTTGCGTGATCGAGCCGGGGCGCAAGTTTGTTTTAGCCGCTCCGTTGATTCAATCATCGGGTCTATTCTCGTGGCCGTGTTCCGCTTGACTGCTTCATCGGTTGGCATAACTATCATGGCAGGACCGGGCGATATATCCATCAATGAGCCTACCCAGTTAAGGCCAATTTCAGTTTTACCAACCTGGGCGCCAGCCATGAATACAACCCTTTGCGCTGGGTGGTTCGATGATAAGCAATCCATGATTTCACGCGCATGCGGCGTGAGCGAGCTTGAATATTTACCCGGCCTAGAACTGGCGGTATTGGATAATATCCGGTACGTGTCGGCCCACTCCGTCACCGTCATGGTGCGCTCTGGTTTTAGTCCGTCCAAAAATCCTTTTACAGCGTGGTTCATCGTGGTGGAATTTATCGCAGTGCGATTTACTGGAAATTTATTTTAGCACTATCAAGTGACGGGGCCGACGTGATTTTGATAAGGGCCTGTTTGATTTCCTCAAGCAAATAATTACGGATACCCGTGCGGTCACCGCTCATGGCCATTTCCATTATACGATCGGTTACCCGCTCGGGTAAGCGCTCCAAGTCTTCGCGTAACGATTTGCCCAGTTCAAAAAATTCATTGTAGGCTTGATTTTTATCAACCATTTCATTTGACATGGCGCGCAACTTCAGTTGCCGTGTTGCCAAATCAACTTGCGCCTTGCGTTTATTGATTTCGGCCATCGTTACACCTTCAGGAGTAACGGGCGTTATATCCTGTTTTTTTGCAGCGGCACCACCAACGCGGATGGTGCGCTGTTTTTCAGGTTTGGTGTTGTCGGCATATTCGCGCTTGGCCAGTTCCAAATCATACATTTTGAACTTTTGCCCAGGCACATCAACCGGCCCAGTCAATCGGCCTAGTGTCACGGCCTTGCGCACACCTGATTCAGATAGGTTCAAATGCTTGCATAGTTCCCGGCCTGATACCCATGTCGTTTGGCTCATACTGGTGGGTTTTTATGATAATAATAAACTTCGTTTGCTACATGGGCAACCGCCCATATGAATATCATCCATAGCGTTAGAATCATAATTCAATATTCTGGCCTGACAAATGATTCCAAAAATCAACCAATTTTTTATGATTGGCGGTTGGTTTTCCTGTGATGATCAATATCCCGTTATCCATCGGGATTTCGGTTTTGCCCTTGACTTTGAACGTCACTTCTTTGGCAGTTGTCTTTTTTGATTGTGGTACTGGTGTATCCAGCAGGTCGGCAAAATCATCGCCGCCGGTTGGTATTGCCACGGTCAACAAATCATCGATCTCTGCATCGGTAAAACCTAGGCTGGTCACATCATAATCAACCTCAACCAAATGTTGGATTTCGGCGGCCAGTTTCTCATAATCCCATCTGCTGTTTTGTGCGATGCGATTGTCGGCCAACATCAGGGCCTTAACTTGTTTATCTGTCAATCCTGTGACGTAAATAACAGGAACTGTTTTTAATCCTAATTTTAACGCGGCCGAATGTCTGCCGTGTCCAGCGATGATATTATTTTGGGCATCAACTAAAATCGGGTTTGCAAATCCAAACGATTCGATGGAGTTGCAAATCTCCTGTATCTGGTTTTCATCATGCACCCGGGCATTGTCCGGGCTAGGTTTCAGTAATGACGGGGATACACTGGCTAGTGATAGGTTACTCATGTCGTTGAGGTGTTTGGTTAATAATTACCAGCGGTCAATTCTGGTGTTGGTGTCGGGGCGTTCGATTTCATCATCTGACTTGATTATAAATTGAGCAAACCCACGGGCTATTTGTTGGCGGGTGTAAAAATCCATCGTATCATCCGGGGAAGTTTCCCGCATCGGTTCTGGTAATATGAGTGATGCTATTGGTTTAAGATACACTTTTTCTCTTTGCTCAAAACGCTTTTGTCGGTCGACAGCTTCATCTTCACTTTGAAAGTATATGTATATCCCATATCCAAGCATTGTTGATATTCCGCCCGCAATAAGTATCAATGATTCCATGTTGTGTTTGTTTTGGTGTTGTAAGTGATTAAGTGTCGTAAGTGATTAGAGTGCAAATATACACCATGCGCACCACACCGCAAAATAGTACGCACTAAAAAGTACGCACGGGTATATACACACTGCTAGATGTAGATTAGCCATCGTGTATAATGGGCATATCCTACTAAATTGGTAGTATATAAATTCTACTAAATTGGTAGTATATTAAATGCAACAATGTTGCATTTTTGAAAAATTGCCCAGCGCATGATATTAAACTGGCCGCCGTTGGTTTGGACAAAATTTGTCCAATGGCATCAGTCAGCCGCAACGGAGTGCCAATTCTTTCAACCGAGGCATCGGCATCTGGTGACGTTATTGAGTTGGGCGTTGCTGGTGTGTTTGAGGTCACCAAAGAGGCATCATTGGCCATTGCAGTTGGTGACCGTTGCTACAACAACGCACTGACCGCAAGT